GTCTATGCGTAATCAACCAGAAAAAACAGAAATTGTTTCAAATCATTTCAAATGTATATTTCAATGATCCTTCTTGGATGAGTTGCAACTTCTGCACATCGAAACCAAATTTGATTTTTCAAGGCGGCTCCCTCCTCGGCGGAGTGAAACAATGTGGTCAACGGTGGCATCGGAGCCAACAAGTATCTTGTTGCATCTCACGCACACCCAACCATCTCGGCGGAGGACTTGAAGTCTTACTCGTTGCCACTCTGAGTCATAGCCTCTGGCTGTGGATGATGGGCGTTGTGGTTCTCTTGCTTGCTTCAAAGCCAAACAGTTATCACATCGCGATGTTGTTGTAACAACGCCACAATCAAGGCACGATAATTTGGGAGACATAGGCGGGGGTTATTTCTTATTCAATGAATGTTGTTGAATGAATGCTATTGAGCCAGCCAATAGGGGCGGCATCATTTGTGTTGTTGCAATGTGATGAATGGCGCGTGTGTGTTGACATCTAACAATGCAGCAACTTCCATTGCTTCGATTGCTGATGCACCAACAGTCAATGCTCCCAGTGCATAGTCACTACCACTGCCTATTGCATAAACACCAGACTCACGCCTTGCGACTGAATAGTCTTGATCTATCTCAAAGAGATTGCCGTTGATTGCAATCAAGATGCTGAACAAGTCACCATCTTCTTTGTCTTTGTCTGTAAATAATTTTGAATCATCAATGAATGACTTGAGTGATGGAATCACTTTGGTGATGATGAAGTTGTATAGCGTACCTTTGAATGAACCTATCGCTGGCGGGTTCCATGAATTCTGAATTGCTTGCAATGCAACAACTCTTCCTGCAACACCGATGAGATATTTTCCTCGCTCAACAATCTTGACCATATCTGCATGGAAGTAGGGCTGACCATTTGCATTGATTTGTGAATCTGCAATCATGTCAACGCCATCATCATGTTGAATTGCAATCACTGTTGTCATTGCTTCATCTCCAGCTTTGCATCAAGAAGACCATCAACGAGATCAATAAGATGTCGCTTGCGAAAGTCACCAGCATGACGAATTCCATCAGCGAGGTAGGAAAGCGCCTCGTTGATTTCATCATTGGTTTCATCCTGAATTTGCATAGCACGATTGTAGCCCTAAGAACGATTTCCTTTTCGGATGTTACAACTCAAGTGAGCCAATTGAGTGTTTGCATAGGAATGCTCTCCACCCTTAGAGAGTGGAATTATGTGGTCGAGCGAGGCGATGTCAATGAATCTTTTGTCCCGTATTTTTGAAACTGGATGATTGCATAATTGACAAATCCAATTGTTTCTTTCAAAGACTTCCATTGGATCAACATTTTCAACAAATGCTTCTTTCAATCTATTTCTTCGAATCAATCTTGCTCGGTGATTGTAACCACTTTTTTGAATTTCTTCTTGTGCCTTTTTTCTAGCATCAAGTTCAAATCCCAAAGTTGTTTGATTCAACAAATTATTCCAATGTTGAAGATTTCCAAGATATTCAAAATATTCTTCTTGGGAACAACCTTTTTTGGGTTTCTTTGGTTTTTCAATCCATTCATTTCTGGATGAAGACCAAAGTTTTTTTGGAACCGAAAGGGTTGTGGTCATTTTGACCCCCTTCGATACGAAACGCCGACTGCGCTAGCATACCATTTTTTTTTGACAGCGTGAAGTTGATTTTGTCAAGTCAAGCGTTGATTGCATGGGCTTCAATCATTGAATGAGCCTCGAACAAATTCCCACGCTTGGGCAACTTGTATTTCTTCGCCAAGCGGTAGATGTGCCTCTCGCTGAGACCCATCCATTTCGCCAAGGCTTCGGCATCGAGCCAAATCGCTTGCTTCCCACTCATCGCCACTGCCATGAGGCGAAGGGTTGTCCACTGCGTTTTGCATCCTCGGCATTGGAAGATGTCGAGTGGATCATCGGCGTTGATTTTCAACATCACCCCACAACTGCTTTCATCGGTTTGCGCTGGGCATGGCACTTTGGTTGTCTTCTCGACAAACGCCCTTGCCGCATTCATTCCTTGGGAATGAATCTCTCGCAATTCCTTGGCAAAGTCGCAAATCCATTCTTGCTGCCCTGACCACGCCAAATGCACTTGGGCAAAGCCCACTGCATCTCGAATTTCACTTTCCAGAGAATCCGGCTTTGCCACCAGCGCTGGCGGTGTCAAATGGCGTTCGTCACGAATCAACTTCTCCCACTCATGCAAGAATCCCAGAAGGTCATGACCAGCGATGAAGGAAAGAGCTGCAACATTCAAGCCAATGGTGCGCTCGCTACTTCTGCCCCCATTTCCTGACTTGCCGGGAAGGAGTTCATCGTGAGCGCCAACCCAAAATTCGATGAGATCGTCAAGATTGCGATGGATGCGAGATTGGCATCGCTGACACATTCCAAGAATGCTGGTTTCGTGGTTGCAAAGGGTGCAAGTGGTCATTTCCATCAGAATGGGATTCCTTCGCTTCTTGGTCGAGTTGGTTTCTCTGAAAGTGGCACTGGTTCAAAGAGCGCCGGTGTCTGGCAACTGTGTTCTGGCAAAACTCTGGTTTCCCCGACTTGGGCGATATGCCACGCCGTTCTGGTGACGAGAATTGGCTCGGCTGTGCCAAGGGTCTGGAAGATGGCGCGACCTTCAACCCTCATCGCCAACTCCTCGGCAAAGTTGAGTGGAGTCGGCTCAACTTTTCTTCGCCATCCATTGACATGGCATTCATAGATCCAACCCTTGCATTTTCGACATTGGGTCAAATTCAATGGCGAGGAAATGAATGAAGTCATTTTCCATTGTCCTAGTCGGCATCCGTTGCGTTGTGCGTTGTGGTACTAAAGTACCCCACAACGCCACAACGCCAAACTGAGCGTGATGGGGGAGGCGTTGTGGTGTTGTGAAACAACGATTCACAACGCCACAACGCCGATATTGAAGAGGTCATTTGGAGTTTCCAAGGTGCAAAACCATCGCTTCGACAAGGTTGAACTTGGTCTTTCCGGCACTGCTGACATGGAGTGAATAGCCTTTGGCGGTTCCATGATTCTCCAAAATGCCTTCCATGATCAATTCATCAACCCTTGCCAAAAGGGTCTTGTCATCGCCTTCGACTCCCCTGATGACCCTAGATTTCGTGGCTCCGACATTGGCATGGATGAAATTGACGATTCCAGAATCTAGCTTCTCTGATTTCAACGCCAAAGCCTCTTCTTCCATCATCGGCGGTGAAATGATGAATTCAATATGGCTTGGGCGAGTCGAGTCCACTGTGACAATTGCTGCCTCTTGGGTTCTATCGCTCTTGCGGTACATTCCGGCAACCTTACGAATCGCCCCTAGGCGGTCTTTGGTGACTCTGACAGTCAATGTGCCTGTTCTTCCCGGTGCTAGGACTTCCAATGGCTCAATGAGGAAGGCAGCGCCATCTATGGTGGCAAGTTTCGCCTGACCACCAATGGCAAATCTGCCTCGTGTCTCCTTGTCTTTGGTCACATGGTCAATTTGCACCACGCATGCCCCTGATTGCTCGGCAATTGCTCGTGGAAAGAGTCTCATCCAACGAGTGATGGCATCATTGTCTTTTGTTTCCCCACCCCACATCGTCAAGGCTTCAGTCACGCCATCGATGATGACCAATTCAGCTGAACCGGGCTTGAGGATTCCTAGCCAATAAGGATCGCTGTGGTCTCTGGCTGAATCGGGTTTGATGTAGGTGAAATTCTGCAAGATTTCCGCTTGGGTCACTTGAAGCAATTGGAGGCGGTTCACTAAGTCAGCCGCCTCTGACTCAAAGTCGATGTAAATGACTTTGCGAAACATCTTGAGTTGCTGGGCAACGACTATTTGTGCCAGCCAAGATTTTCCAGATTCGCTCTCGCCGTAGAAGCTGTGAACGCGCCCCGGATAGAGCAATCCTTCATCATCACTGCGAAGGAAAAGTGTTGCCTTGGGTTTGACATAAGAGCCGTCAAAGAATGGGGTCAAATCCACTGGCTTCCAACTAGATTCCTCTTCGGTGTCAGCAATTACTGGCGCAATCTTCATCAGTGGCTCCAATGGCGTTGCAATGGCACTGAGAGGATTCAGGGTGCTAGGTAAGGAAGAAGAACCAAAACCCTCTGACCTCAATTGCCGGGCAGCTGCCGAGTAGTCACCTTGATGGTGTAGGTGCGTGTAAGCAGCGAATTTGGAATAGGGCTTCTCTTGCTCAAAAGTTGTTGATGTTGTGAAAACGAAAAGATTGTCACCATCATTTCTCCCTGTCGTTGCACTGATACCTTCAGACTTGCCGGGTCTGCGCCAATAGGAAACTCCCCCAGCAGTGAAAACCAATGTCCATCCTTCAAGGATGTCTGCCCACGCTGCCTTTGCATTGAAGTCATCTCCCGGCTTGTCGAGGTTCTCGGATTTTGTTTGAAGTGAATGGGCAATTGTTTCCTTCTCTGGCATTTCATCGAGCGCATAGAAAATGTCATGAAGAGCTTCTCGTTCTTCGGCAGTGATGGTTGGAATTGTTGCTGGTGAACCGGAAATGATTTCCCATGCTCTTCCCGATGGATGCACTGATCCATGCGATGGCGCGGTGATGATGAAGCCACCAGTGCCACGAGTTTCCACCAAAACTTCGGCGTTGCCATTGTCTCCGGGTCTTGATGCAATCTTGGTGTTGCCGGGAAGGTAATCCATTCCGGTGACTGTGTAGAGCCAGTGAATTCCACCAGAAGGCGATTGCTCTACATAACCGGAATTGATTTTCTCCCACAATTCGCCCAAGCCTGATGCTTCAGCAATTTCCTTGGCGGTGATGTGAAGTTTGCTGGCAACTGCTCGCCCCTCAACTTCAAGGCATTCAACATTGTTGAAACCAGTGACAATGCCAATTCCTTCATGACCATCTTTGAACCAGACAATCACTTCTTCCAGTGATGGTTGCCGAGTGCAATAAGTTTTCCATGATCCAACGGGTGATTTGCTTCCATTGGTGCTTGCCCGAATTACTGAATACCCAGCAGCATGAAATTCGATTGCCGCTTTGAGCATTGGATTCATTTCAATCATTCTTCTCCCCCTCGCCAGAGGCTCTCTTGGTAGATGGTGTGAAATTGGCAGAGACTCACCATTTTCACTCTCTTGTTGTCTCCAAAATAAATCCCATGTTCAGCTTCTGCCTCGCATGGTTCAAGTTCGCCATATCCAGTGTCCATGATGAAATCACATTGCTGGTGAAAGCGCGTGGTGCGCTTGATTCGTGGCGGTGTCATTCCATCCCCTAACTGTTGAACTTGTCCGTTGCTCGGAATCGAACCGAGTTGCTCCTCAACAAGCAAACCTGCCAACGGGTTTCCTGATCCCCCTGTCCCCCATCAGGAAAGTCTTACACTAGAACGGCGTTGCCCCGAGCTTCTCCATCAACGCGGCAACTTCCGGTGTTACTTCAACGCCATTGACCACTGGATTGCCAGTTGCCTTTGGTGTTGTTGCTGGCGCTGAAATTCCTCCAGCAAGATAGGCGGTGGCTTTTGCCACTGCATCTGCATCGGCAGTTGCATCGATGAGAATCCAAGGAGCCGACTTGCCGGGCTTTGCCACGCCTTGCCCGATACGCGCCAACACTGACTTGCCGATTTGTGGCTTGAGTGATGCGCGAAGTGCGACATTGAAGAACAACACTGATGTGTGTTCGGTGTTGGTGTCAAGGTCAACCAAGTCAACCTCAATTGCTTCAGCCTCGCCGAGACTTGTTTGAATGCCAGTCTTGTATTCAACTGGCTTGATGATCAGCAGATGACCTTGCAAATCTGCTGGCTTTACTGATTCCCCGGCGGTTGCCGGTGAACTGAATGGACTTGTCATCTCATTCTCCTTCTGTTGGTGTTTGGGGTGGTGCATCGACTTCGAATGAAGCCAATTCTCTTTTGAGCCAGATGATGTCGCTCTCTGCGCTGGCAATCATTTCTTCAATGAATTCTTTTGTTGTCATTTGATTTTGACAATCTTTGCATAACAATCAGAGCAATAGGCTTCTTGACCGATGATGTTTTGAATTTTCTTTATTTCCTTGCAATGGAAGCATTCTGTTTCCCATGAAAATGTCATTTCTTCGCCTTTGCCATTGCATCTTGTAATTCTTTGAGTTGCTTATATTTCTTGTCGAGCAAAAGGTATCGAGCGCGAAGGGCTGCAATCTCTTGCTTTGTTGGATTTATTGTGACAGTGCGAGTTTCAACAATTGTCCGATAAACAATATTTGAAGTAGGAACTCTGACTGGAACATCTTTGGTGATTGTATTGGTGACAATTTGCACAACTGGTTTCTCAACATAAACAATTTTTGTGATTGGTGTGCAACCTTCCTTTTCTTTTCCATCATCAGCAAAAGCCGGATTCATCAATGACAATCCGATGAATGAGCCGACAAGAATAAGTGCAGTTTTCTTCATTTGATTCCCTTTTCGATGATTTTGATGGCTGCGCCGATTGCTTGGTTGTAGATCAACGGATTGACTGGCAATCGCATGGCTTTCAATTCTTCAATAATAGTTGCACGAATCTCTGATTCGATAGTGTCAGGATTGATGGAATAAGCCTTGCCAACGAATTTCATCATCGCCCCTTGTCTTTGCTGTAGAAGCCCGAACCTTTGAAGTGAACGGGGGTCAAACCGTACACCTTCTCCATGCCAATGCAACAGTCCCCGCACATCGGCGCTGGCGTATCTTCATCAAAAGAGCGTGTCTGCTCAACGCTTATCTGACAGCGTGGGCATTTGTATTCATATCTCGGACTCATGATTTGTGGTGACTCCTTTTGGCATCAATGTAGAGATAAGCAATGATTGACCAGCCAAGAACAGTGGTGAATGACAAAATGCAAGCGACGATGAACAAGAGAATCATGCGACACCCACTTCACCGGGGCATCCTTTGGAGCCATCTTTCGAAAATGGCAGGAACCAAGGACAGTAGGAGCATGATCGACTTGGCGTGGTCGGTATCAAATCCCAGTTGCGTGGGGTCTCTTCGGGGTCGAGCTGCCAGAGCAGGACTTGGGTATCTTCCAAGCGTTTGATGGCATCGAGCGCCAGTTGGCGGTTGAAAGGTTCAACGATGGTGTAAAGCCCATCTAGTCTGCCACCGAGAGGATAGAAGGCGAGAGCCACCTTCTCAACTGAGCCGACTCCGAGTTCATTCTCAAATCCCAGCGCATAGAGATTTATCTGAACCCTCTGTTGGTGGGTCATTCCACCTTGCTTGCGGCTCTTCATTGCAGTTGCGCCAACGCATTTGTGGTCGATAACCATCTTGTTTGCAATGTCGAAAAGGTCAGCAGTGCCAGCAAGGTCATCGGTGACTTTGACTGAATGCTCGACCAAATACTGGTCAGGAAAATCAAGGAACGCATCGGCAAGCCATGAGTGAATTGCCGTTCCGGATATGGATGCCCAAGGATCGGTGGAAGGATTGGTCTTCTCCCAATCGAGCAATTTGTACGATGTTTTCCTCACGCACACTTCGCCGACTTCACTCAATCCAATGCGCTTTTGCTGAGAGCGTGGAGCATTGGCAGAGCGATTGTTGACAACTGATTTGATGCGATCAGCGAGATTAGTTGAATCATCCCCCAGTGGAGTGAACATCAAATCTCATCCACAATCGAGAATCGCTTGGAAATAGTAACTGTCTCCAACTTTTCGACCATCTCTGGTGGAAGTAATTCGCGAATTTTTTTGGTGTCGATGCGATGAGTTTCCACTGTTGTCCAGCGAACTGACTCTCTGCCATTGACCAATCCAATTTCAGCATCGCCCAGCGCCGCTTTGACTTGCTCGGCGTAGATGTCAGCCTTCTCATTCCATTCTTTTGCTTTGGCTTTCGCCTCGATGTAGGCGGCGAGCATTGCGCTCGCCACCGGGTCGAGGTCAACCATTTGCAAGTTGATTCCTGTTGACATTCCCCTGTTTCCTTTTCTAGTAGTACGAGTGACGAAGCCAGAAGGCTTTGGCAGCGCAAGCGCCATCGCTTCCATAGTGGCGGCTGATGTAGGCAATCGATGCGACTACCTGAGCAATCGGATCAGCAGAATGCTTGAGTCCAATTGTTTTGTAAGTTGAATCCAAAAGTTGCCCAATCCCCTTTGCCGAAGAACTAGGATTCTTGGCGTTGGGATTGATGTGGCTTTCCTTGGTGAAAATCCACAAGAGGCAATTGGCTTGGCGCTTTGTCATGAGTTCATTGACGAAAGCCTCAACCTTTTGCTGATTTGTTCCAACCATTGGAACTTGCACTGTGATGATTTTGATTGACTGAACATTGTGTCCAATCAATCCGTTGGTGATACTGATAACCAAGAGAAGTGCTGCTGTTGCAACACTCATCAAGACAAGTGAAACTGAACGACTCATTGAATAAGTCCTTTCCTTTTGGCTCTGTCAAGCGTTCTTTCGATGGAGTCCACTTGGATGTTCAAAATCCTTGCGACCTCCGGCTTGGTGTAGCCCTGTGATAGAAATTCCTCGATTTCCCTGAACCTTCTGGTTCCGACCTCCTTCTTCTTTTCGAGATAAACCCTTTGATCCGGGGTCATTCCTCCCCAAAATCCATCTATCTCATGATTGTCGATTGCGAATGAAAGGCAAGCAGTTTTGTGAATACAACTGCCGCAAAGTTCTTGAAGGCGCGGAAGGCGCTGTTCCAATTCTACCTGAGAGTTGGGAAAGAAGAAATCCAAGTCTGGCTCCTTGGCGCATTGCGCTTCTGGGAATGATGGAGTGTTGAGAAGTGCGAGCAAAGTCATCGTGGATCACCGTAGCCAGCATCTCGAAGCAAGTCCATCATCATTTGCATGGGCATAATTCCCCACCATTGACCAACTTTGTCTGGGGTCATTCCAACTCCATTGGGTTTGACCACGAGAATTCCAAAGTCGGCTTTTGCATTGATGCGTTCAATTTCAGTTTCCTTGATCCAAGCCGGGATTTTGTAGGTTGCGTGATTCTTGACCTCCATGCACAACGCTGGAATTCCAGTGATGTCACCAAGGTCTTCACCAGCCCCGCCACCGCCCAACGCTCGCCTTTCTGCGCCGGGGAAACCCTGCCCCTGCAAGAACCTGACGAGCGCTGTTTCAGCAGCAGTCCCCTTTTGCTTGGCTTTTGACACTATCCACGCGCCTGACGGATTGGCTGGGAACTGTTGTGGATGTGTTCGCGAAGTTCTTCAGCTTCACGATAAGCAAATTGTAAATCTCGGCGAAGTTCTTTGGTGACTGGGTAATGCTTGTCCCATTCCATAAATCCACCGACAAGGAATCCAATGAGGAATCCAAGAATGATGGAAAGCAAGAAAACTTGAATCAACATTTATTTTCCTCCTGAATGAATTGCGCCAACGAGTGTGATGGAAAGTCCGATGATCAAGAAAATTGCCATGTTATTTTTTCCCCCTGCTGTCGAATGACTTTTGAAATTTTTCAAATTGTCCGATTGTTGTTGCATCGTCATTCTTGTTGAGTGTGAAATCCAACCAAGTGACAAGTCCGACAAATGCAATTGTTGCAATAACGAGTGGAAGAATAAGTGACATCAGAACTCCAAATTGCAAAGGATGACATAAGGGTCAATTCCTTCTGCATTGTCGAGCAAAATCTGAAATTCTGCATTGATGGATGAAAGATAAGTGCGGAAGACCATGACTGAATTCCAATCAGGCAACCAATAAGCAGTGGTCAATGTGAAATCGATTGACTTGCCTTTGACTTCTTCAAAACGATCTGATTGATTTGACCAATCAGAATCCCATGCCATTTTGGCTGTGTAAAGGAATGAAAGGTCTTCGACTATAACTTCGAGTTGCAGTGCCATGTTATGCACCGACCTTGACTTGTAAATAATCTTCTTGAAATTGTGCTTTGCGTTCTGCAAGCAATCGCTTGATTTCTGCTATCAATTCAGCAGTTGTGAGTTCCTGTGTCATCTCTGACTCCTCGCCTTGGTGAAGGATTCTTGTTCCTTCTTCTTGGTGTAACGATACACCCGACAAGTCAAATTGGGAACCATATCCACAATCTTTTTTCGGCGTGTCGTTCCTCACATTTTGGGCATACGAAAAGACCCCCACCGCCGAAGCAGTAGGGGTCTTCTCTCTCAACTGGCGAGTCGCGGCGAGGTGCGACTACAAGCCAGCAAAGGCTCGTTCTATGCCTTGAATCAGGCTGATTTTGGGCGTGTAGAAGGTTTGCATATAGGTGGGGTCACCAACACGATATTGCACTCCAACTGGCTCTGAAGGCAAATGTCGAACCGATGGCGAGTATCCGGCAACTTGGGCAACTAGCACCGCCAAATCATTGAATGAAGTCGGGATTCCTGAGCAAAGGTTGGCAACCTCGATGTCGGCTTTGCAACCAGCCAGCGCCCCTTCAACAATGTCCTCAATGTGGATGAAGTCGCGAACTTGGTTTCCATCTCCCCAAATTTCAAATGGATCATCCTTGTGGAGTCCACGCTGGATGAATGATGGGAATGGATAGTCCAAGGCTTGGTCGGAGCCATAGCCAGAAAACGGGCGATAGACATGGACAGTCAGCCCTTTGGCTCTGGCATGTTGAGCAAGCATTTCGCCAGTCAACTTTGCCCAGCCATAGGAAAGGTCGGGAGTTCCGATTGCTTGAAGGTCGATGTCAGATTCATACAAGGAATGGGTTGAACCCTTTGTTTGCAAATCCACCGGATAAGCCGCCGAAGATGAGAAGTAAGTGATGCAACCGGGTTCGGTGCGAAGTGCCCAGCCAAACATCTCTGCATCAATCGAGAGATCGACAGCGAGCGCAAGTGGTGACCCCTCAATCATCTTGCGCCCACCCACTACTGCGGCAAGATGAATCACCTTGTCGAAGTAAGTGTTGTCAAACCTGAAGAAGTCTCTGGCATCTTTGCCGTTGACAATATCCACGCCAACGACTTGATGACCTTCACTTTCGAACTTTGCTCGAAAGTGTCTGCCCACAAATCCGGCATCGCCGGTGATAAGGATTTTCATAATCTCAACGCATTCAGAAGCTGAGAATAAGCATCACTCTTCAAATAATCATCGAGCGCTTGCTTGTCTGCTGAATAAACTTCTTGTGCATTGACTTCCCGATACCCCTCATCCCAATTGGCTTTCCCGGCAACTGGGTGCATGTGTTCGAGAATAACATCATCAAGATAAGTGATGGCGTTCAAGTCTTGCCCCAATTGCATCCAGAAATTGTCGAGATAAAGATGGATCATGTCAGGAGGAACCATGCCTCCAAGAAGTTTCACAATGTCACCCGTCATGGCAACAGCAGTGGCGAGATTCTTGCCTTGCAAAAGGTCATTGCCATAGACCAAGCCAGTGCCTAATTCATCCAGAGCATTGATGAAATGAACATCCCAATTCTTGGTGCGTGGTCTGTGGTCATCACCAAGGAATGCAAAATGGCGATATTTGTTGGCATAGTGGCGAGCAGCAAAGTTGAGTGGCTTTGCCATTCCTTTGCCATTTTTTTCAACCATCAAGACATCGCATCCAAGTTGAAGATAAGCATCTGCCTGTGGTTCATCGTCATCGATGATGACAATCAAATCTGATTCAGTTTTCGTCTCATCCAATGACTTGATGAGTTCGGCGATGTTCTCTGGTCTGTTCCTACTCGGAACAAGAACAACGAGATTTCTCATGTCTTTCCCCCTTGTTGACAATTTCCCCGGCAATTCCAAGATAAGCAGCTCCATCGATGAATGAATCATCAAGTGGATTGTAAGCAAGGCGAGCAATTTTCAAACCAGCCATGCAGAGTGCGACTTGGTAAGGCTCAACCTCGATGCCGAGAATGACTGACCAAATCTTTGAAATTCTCAAATGGTTTTCATATGGATCACCATTTTGTTCATTGCGATTGCCCATTGTGAGGTCAATTGCTGTTTGAAGTATTTCCTCGCGCTTCATGTAACTTTCCCATCTCTTCAACTGGTTTCAGTTGAGATTGGTCGAGCTGATAGTTCCGAACTTCTCGCCCGGAATCGCCAGTCATGATCGGTGACATTCCCTCGAAAATGCCAACCTCACACCAACCCCTGAATGAAACTTTTGGTGTCGCGGATTCTACTTCATCAACTGAAAGCCAGAAGATGAAATCTGCTTTCCGCTTGATGGAAGCATACTGGGAAACTGACACGCAACGCCCCCATTTGTCCCAATATCTTTCCGACCAAGTTTTGACTTCAATGCGCCCAATGTTGGTCGAGATGTCGCATTCTTTGTCTTTGTTTGGATCAGAAAAGGCTGCCTCTGGCTCGAATCCGTTATCCCGGAGCCAAATGAATGCAGCAAACTCGCCGAGATGACCAACGAGATGGCTGTTCGCTGTGTTCCGGTAATGACCGGGGTTGTTGCGATAGCGCTCGAAAGTCTTCTCGGCGAGAAGAGATGCTGCTTGTTTTGTTTCAGGATTGAGGGTCAATCCTTGGATGTTCAAGTTATCCTGCTGGAGTTTCTGTTGTTGAAACTTCCTTGATTGTTGTCTGAATGTCATTGTTTCCATCGCCAGCCTTGGCTGCGGCAGTGCGGAAAGCCTCTTGGATGTCATTGGGAGTCCATTTGCCATACCAAGTAAGAGCAACGCCAAGATAGACAACAACAGTTGCCAAGCCAGCGCCAAAGGCTATTTCCCCGCCTTTGAGCCAATCTTTGGAAATAACAGCTCCAATTCCCATGCCGGGAATGAAAGTCATCAAGAAAAGTCCGATTGTGCGAATAACAATTTGCATCGTGTTCTTCATTTATTTCCTCCGATGAGTTTGAGATAAGTTTCCCAAGGAAAATTCACGCCGGGATCAGTGTGACCACCAGCAATTTTCTTCGCCTTTGTAATGTCAAGATGACCAGCGAATCCGGCTTTGCCCGCAAGAATATCATCTGGAGTCAATTTCACGAGTGGAATGCGCCAGCGTTTTGCAATATCTGCTGAAAGTTTTGCACTCAAAGAAAGTTCTGCTGTTGAATAAGCATCAGCCCATTGAGCCGGTGTTTGTGATGCGCTTCCTGCATGTTCAATCGAGATTGACACTTGATTCAATTCCCAATCATCACAAGCCCAAGCAGTGTCGGCTTCCAGTACGGATTGAACAATCTGTTTGTCATCAACCATGTAATGCGCGGATGCTTGTGGCGCTGTTTTGCCGTTGAACCAAGTTGCCACTTGCTTTGCGCGACCAGCAGATTCGGGAGTTTCCATCGTGTGAATGATGATGAGCCGAGGGTTGTGATTCGACCTTCCCTTGGTGAAATTCTTTGCTTGGTAGAACGGATAAGTCATATCTTCACCAATTTCCCTGTTGCATCTTTGAAATACGCATAACCTTTTGGAGTGAGAGTGAATGGAGCAGTTGCACCGCCAAGAATGGAGAATGGTGCTTTGCCATTGACATCATAGAAGGCTGGAGTTGTCACATCCGGCAAGATGCAATCTACGCCATCGACTGTGTAAGTGGTGAAGAATCCAAAACAATGGTCGCACACTTCCACGAGCCAATTGCGATTGAGCTTGTCCACTGGAGAAAGGGTTGCAATTTGCGGATCACATAACATCTCGGCAATTTCGTGGGCAAGAGTTGTAACAAGTCCTGTGGTGTACCTAGCCGGGAAAAGAATCTTCTTCAATCGCGTTGAGAAAACTGGCTTGGAGTATTTGCCAAAGAGAGTGCCAGAAGCCTTGAGAGAGCAATACGCGATGGGAACGCCAGCCTGAGTTTTGTGGTATCCGGCAGCCCCAATTGCGCGATTCTTCTCGGTGGCATAAACAAGCCAATCGCCAGTGATTGGTGTCCCACCGCCGATGACAGTGACATCCTTGATGCCCCACGCTTTTGTCACCAATGGCACGAAGTATTGGAGCGCCTTGGTGATGGTGTCAAAATCCTTCTGTGCAATTGCTTCATCATTGATGAGGCGAATTGTTGTCATTTCGTACTCCTCGACCTTGTTGGTTTGAATTCAGCCTTGGCTTTCATAATTTCAACATCGATTTTGATGGATTGCTGGTTTTCTAGCAATTCTTCGACTTTGTTGATGAGACCAGTTTTGCCGTCATTGTAGAGTGCATAAGTTATTTTCGAGAGTTGGTCTTTCAATTCTTCTGTGTGTTTGGAAATGGAATGTTTTGCAATGATTCCAATTCCAGCAAGGAGAGCCACCCCAACGAAGAAATAAGAATATACGATGGTCGCAATGTCTGAGGTCATTTGCTCAAAACCAAAACTTTCACAACTGTTGTTCCGCTAGATGTGCAAGCATAAATTGCTGATTCATGAGTTGAAAGAGTCAATTTGTCACCAGTGTCCATTTGATAACCAGTTGTTGGGGTCACATCAGATGCCCCAAGAAAACAAGTTCCCGAAGAACTGTGAAGATAGACATTTGTTGCCCCATTGCCGAGGAAAACTTGACTTGGTGTTGTTGTGATTGTGTAGTTTGCCGATGAAATTGCCATGTGGCTCTCCTAGGGGTGAGAAGGGTCAGGAATTACGGAGCAGGAGTTGGATTGATTGGTTGTTCTTCCAAAATTCCAATGCTGATGAGATAGTCATTGGTTGGTTCTGTAAATTCCCCAGTTGCCTCATCATGCGTTGACCAGCGAGATGGAGTTGGATTTTCATCTAACCAAATAAATGAATCATAACCATTTTCATCGCAAATGCGTTGAGCAAAATTGTCATCTTGTGATTCAAAGACAAGCGTGTTTTCAACGCGATTAGCGATGAGGAATGTGTAATGTTTTTCAGCCATTGTCTATCCTCCTTATGACCAGTATGTAACGCGAGCATATCCAGAGCCACCTGCTCCACCGGCATTGTTCACCGCAGTACCGCCGGTTCCACCACCACCACCACCGCTTCCAGTGTTTGCAGTAGCCGAAGTTCCGGCTGCGTTCATTCCACCATTTCCAGCCCCACAAGAGCCGGGAGAGTTTCCGCCGCCAGTATTGTTTTGTCCTCCTCCGCCTCCGCCTCCAAAACCTTCAAAACCATTGACTCCAGCATTGGCTGGAGTCATAGTGCTAGCATTTGATGAAGGATTTCCGGCGCTGCCCTGAGAGCCTTGACCTCCAGAAGTATATCCGCCTCCTATAGTGCCAAAGATATTTCCACCAATTCCCCCACCACCGCCACCGGTTCCAGATGCGACTGCCATTCCTCCGCCTCCGCCGCAACCTCCGGACAACCCAGTGATATATGGACCCCCGCCACCCCCACCACCTTTTGCGGTTGCAAGTGCGCCGAATGTTGAATCTCCACCACTTGAACCGGCTGTTGAAGCAACAGCATTTCCGCCATTGCCGCCGCTGCCAATAGTTACTGTATATGCAGTTCCGGGAACGACTGTAATTGTTTTATATACCAAACCGCCACCACCGCCGCCACCGCCAAAAGCCGGGGAAATAGTTGCGTGATAAGAATTTCCACCACCGCCACCACCACCAACCATAAACAATTCAACGGTTGTGCAGTTAGACGGAGTAGTGAATGTTGCAGTAGAGAGAAACTCCTGAACCTTTTGTGAAAGCGGAAAGACTGTGATTCCCATATTGAACTCCTTATGCTAGGGCAACGCCTGAAATGTGAAAATTGACTGTTGTTGCAGAAGCGCCACCAGTGATGGTGTTGGTTGTTGCCAAGACTTGCTTGAGATCAACATAAGCAGTTGAATTGGCTGGAATCACTGCTGTTGTTGCAATGGAAGTGTTTGCTCCTGCCGTACCCATTCCAAGCGTATAAGTTGCAGCAGTTGCAGCAGTGTTGACGATTGCAATGTTTGTCACAATCCAAGTTGTTGATGCTGGCACTGTTCCCAAAACTGTTGTTGTGGTCAAAGTTGCCGCGCCTCTGAAAAAGGCTGTTGGTGTTGTTGCCATTGTCTCGCTCCTCCTAGATTGCTTGCATAATTGTCAAAAGTGCCATGTCATCGCCCCATCTGGTTCCTGATGTCTGGGTTGAGTCAGGAAGAAGGTTCTGGGGTATATTACCAACAGCGCCGTTTCCAACGCTGACTTTGGTGTAAGTGTTAGCAGCTGAACCCACAAAAATGTCACCTTTGGCGCTTGGAGCAATAAGATTGAGGGTTCCACCAAGGTCATTGAGAGATGTCGCATTGAGGGCATTGCCGTTGACAAATACCGTTCCGCTTGTTCCCGGTGCTGGGAATCCAACTGCCATGTTTGCTCCTTAGAATGTAGCTGGTGAGAGATCCATTGAAATGCGCCATGAATTGGGAGTAATGTCAAAATTCCACGATTCAATGAGGCAGGTATAGGAAAGGGTTCGTGAATCAACGGTTGTTCTGGCAACGGTAACTTTGTCACCCAAGTCAGTTTGAAGAATGTTTGTCCATACCGAGCCAGCGCCAATTCCATCAAAAGCAATTTTGTCCACTCGCGTGGATGGGAATGCTGTTCTGTTGGCATAATATCCAGCCATCGTGACAGCATCAGAATCAACCAAAAGAGGAGCCGTTATATTTCTTGTATAAGTTCCAAAACGCATTTCAGAAGTAGGAACATCAACTGTTTGGGTATATCCACTGTATTGAGTCAAAACGCATTGATTGATGAGGAAATATGAACCGGGAGTAGTGTGGATGTCATCGTATTCAATCGTGCTAGATGCGCGAGTATCTGATAACGCAAAACGCAAAGTTGTTGTTTTCAAATTTTCATAAGGAATGAGAACTACATTTCCATTGCGATCTGCATGAAACCTACCGAATTCACAAGCCGCCGCTTCTTCACATAATCCAAGAGCAGTGTTGCCAAATGTTGTTGGTTGCATTTGGCGGGTTCCCGTCAAAGAGCGCGATGCAGTTGGAAATGCAATTGTGTCAAGAATTCGACCAATGCGAGTTGCTGTTGTATCTCCAGAATAAACGCTGGAAACAGATGGCAATTGACGAGCGCCCAAAATGGCAAGTGCATCGGTTGCAACAATGGTCACAATTGGATCGAGAGAAACATCGACATCAATATGTTCAACATATCCTACATATTGCACATAAGTTGTCGAAGCATAAGTTGCTGAAACTCTGATAGCCATTCCGCGCATGAGTACGGAGTAGCCATACCACTGATATGTCGAAGAAGTATTGTCTGGGTCATAATTGCCAGAACGATTGTCAAGCACCAATGTCAATTGACCGGGTTGATTTGTTTGGTCTTCACGAGTACGACCTCGGCGAATTCCAATGGAGCGAACATTTGTTGTTGGAACTGCTTGCCAATTTGTTCCAGTTGGGGTTCCAAGAACATCTGTTCCGGCTAGTGGGGAAATTCCGAGGGTGAAATATCCGCGCCATCCATAGTCAAATTCGACTGTGATGGTTGGCGCATTTGTGCCATCAAGCAATGCCATTTCTTAGACCCCCAAAACTGCTGGATTCAATCCTCTGCGGCGCATCAATTGGGCGATGTTATCGCGAACAGTGACAGCCAAATCCTTTTCTTGAATGACGGAACCAGAAACATTGATGACAATGTTCATTCCGCCCATACCCATTCCACCCATCTTGGAAAGAGGAATGACTGCTTCAGTTCCGGCTTCACCAATCATTGCAAGAGTTGGCTTTGTAACGATTCCGCCTTCTGCAAGCATTGGAATTTGAGGAATATTGAATCCAATTGTTCCCATTCCAAATGGAAGATTGACATGGATTGCATCAATGGCGCGGATTGCTTTGTTGACCAATGAAATCAAATTGTTGATTTCATTTTTGACAACGCCAAGCATCCCTCTGATTCCGCCCACAATCGTATTGACAATGCCTTCAATGAAATTCCATGCACCTTGAACAACATCTTGCATCCCATTCCAAAGAGCATGCCAATTTTCAGCAAGCCATTTGATGGCGATTCCAAGTGGGGAAACAGTAGTGAAAAGGTTCCAAATGAAATCGACCTTTTCTTTGATCCATTCCCATGCAACCTTGATAACATCTTGAATTCCTGCCCACACTTCTTTCCAGTGGGTTGCAAGATAAAGAACAGCAGCAGCAACCAAGCCCAAAGCAATGGTCATTCCACCAGTAGCCACGCCTATTTCAGCGCCAGCAACAACAGCCTCTTCTCCGGCAACAGTGGCAGCTTCGCCAAGTCCAACCCACGAGCCAATCATTTTGGCAAAGGCAATCACTGATTCAATCGCAGCCTTTGCAAGAGTTGCAAGATAAGCGCCAATTGCAGCAACAAGAACGCTGCCAATAGTGATGGCAATTGCCTCGGCAATTGCTTTGTGCTTGGTGAACCAATCGACAACATCTTTGATTGCAGTCATCAACTTTTCAAGGATAGGAATCAGAGCCATGCCAATGTTCTTGGCAACATCTTCTGATTGTGCCTTGAGTGCAAGCATCTTGCCAGAAAATGTTTCAGCAGAAGCGGCGGCTTGTCCCCCGATAGCATCGGAAAGACCTTTCATGATTTCTTTGCCAGCAGAAGATTGGTCATTGACCTTTTGTTGTGCATCACTTACTTTTCCAAGAAGTGTTTCATAAGCGGCATGGCTTTTGCTTGATGTGTTGACTGCATCGGAATGAAGTTTCAAATAAGCGCTTGCAGTATCGGTTGCCTTGGTCAAAGCCTCGTTTGCTTGTTGTAATTTCAAAGCACTGGAAGCGGCAATTGGAAGGTCAATTCCAAGCTGCTTGAGAGGTCGGAGATTTCCTTCTTGAGCCTTGGCGAGCGCGATGGATGCTTCAGCCAAATCAACATGTTTGAATTTCGCTAGATCAGCAGCAAGTCCAAGACTATCCAACGCCTTTTGTGGGTCTTTGAGAGCAGTGGTCAGATTTGCCAATGCCTCTTGAGTCTGGGCATTGGTGTAGCCATATTGCTCCATTTGCTTTTGGGCAGTGCCAATTTGTGTTGAGTATTGGTCAAAACTTCCGCCGGCATTCTTGAGCGCTTGCTCCAATTTGGCGTGGGATTGTTCGAATTTGTCAGCCATTTCAACGCTGAGTGTTCCGATACCAACTGCGGCAGCGCCTAAACCAAAGAGCGCGGCTTTTCCAAAGCCAGCAAGTTTGTCAAATGATGATATTCCTTGCGTTTCAACTGAAGACATTTCTCCGCGAGCAGTACCCATCGCGGCTGTAAATTCTGAAACATTTGCTTTGAGTTCAACATAAACTGGAGGAAGCATACCCATCAGAGAATTCCTCCCATTCGACTAATTGCGGCATCCCAGCCTTTTTCATAATTGGCAAGCATTGTTGGTTCAACTGCTTCGACTGCTGGTTTGAAATAAGGAAATTTTGCTTCCAATGGGCGCTTCTTGACATTGTTCGGATTTTGACCAATTCCAACGCCGCCGACCCAACTGTTGCCCATTATCTTTGGCTTTGCTGATCCAACTCCGGCATAGAGAACGCCAGTCATTTTTCCAGCGCCACCAGAACGCGGGGAATTGTGTTGCCCTGTAGTTCCCGGCACTTGATAATTCTTGCCAGTGATTTTATTGTTTCCCTTTTGAGTCCAGCGAGGAGCGCCGCGAAGATTCTTGCGAATAGCAGTTTTCAATTTGTTTTGATTGACCCTAAGAGCTGCAAGAGTTGCCTTGTCCACTCTTGCTTCAATGTCTTCTGTGACTGCATTGAATTCTTTGACTCCAGAAAAGATTGCGCTGATTGCTGTTGGCATCAAGCCTCTCCATTCCGAATTTTGTTCTCGGTTGTGATGAAAACTTCGTCAATTGCAAGGAGCCAGTCTAGCGTTGCCGCCGACTCTTCTTCGAGTTGAGAAGGAGTGCAAGCGAGCATTTTGCAAAGTCGATAGATTTTCAGTTGATCCGGAAGTGGTTCCCTGACTGTGCCACCCTCAAGCGCTCTCCCTATGCGCCGGAGGGCGGCGTGGGGGAACTTGGGTCATTGCTCAATCCAAAATTTGGAACCATAGAGGTGACATTTTCGGCAGCAACCTTCTGAAGCAAAACATAATCATCTTGAACCAAATCGCCCAATGAATCGACATTGATTGGCAAATCAAATGACCACGATTCCACGCGAGCAACAATGAGCAAATCATTGAGTTCATAGAATTGGTCAACAATTGCCGGGTCTAATTCCGAACCTGCTGTTGCTGGGTCTTGGTTGAGAGCTGCTTTTGCTTGCCCTCTTCCAATCGCCATCAAAATCTTTTCAACAGGTCTGCGATTCTTTACTGAAACTGCGGCTGGATCGCGAAGGATTGCCCAGCCGCCGTTTGAGAGTTCAATTTTTTGTGACATGTATTTCCCCTGTTCTTAGGTTAGAGAGCCGAATCTGCTGTCTGATAAACAACTGTCAGTGGTTGGTTTGTTCCATCGTCATAACCTTCAAATGTCATTCCAAGGTCAATAACGCCGGGACCCGAAACATTTGGAGTGTCAGCATCAAATTTTGCTGCTGGAATGGTGATGGTGAGTTTTTCATTCTGACCGCCAGCGATAACAGCACCAGTAAATGTGAGAACAATCGCTGTTGTTGTATCAGCAAGGAAAGCATTGAGAAGAACTGTGTCAGTAAATTCAGCAGTCATCTTTCCAGAAATCTTGCGGAATCCATTGATGACTTGTTCTGCCTTTGTACCAGCAGAGCCGAGATTGAAACGATCACCCTTGAGAGTGTTTCCAACTGTCAATGTGAAATCCTTGATGTTGGCAACGGAAGAGCCAGCAACAGTGATTGCGCCTTGAGCAAAATGGAAAAGGTTGGAAATTGTTGAATATGAAGCAGTCGCAAGTGAAACACCCGTTGTCAGCGAAGCACCATCAACAGTAAATTTTCCAGTTGCAATTCCACCGACAGCGACTCCAAGTTCAAAGCCTTGAATCTTTGCTCCAGCAATTGTCTTTGGTGTAACTGTTCCGCCATATTGAGGAACGCCAACTTGTGCTGTGAATGAGCGACCATAGGTATCGCCTAGGGTGAATGTGTAAGAATAAACGCCCGTTGTTGTTGTTACAACTGAAGGCGATGTTCCCATTGCTTGGGAAAGAAGCAAGCCCAAGCCACGAGTTGGGAGATCAAGAACGATGTCTCCTGTGACATCCGTTGTGGTCACAACTCTGCGCTGTGAGCGAGGAAGTTGTCCACCGGCACGAAGACCCATGCCAACTGCAACCTTCTTGTTGTAGTTGAGATTCTCTGAAGTGAATTCATAGAATCGAGTGACTGTTGCTGCTGTGTTGAAAGTTGTTTCGGTTGCAATCCCTAGTTGCGAGCCAATACCTGAACCGATTGCCATTTATATTCTCCTAGTTCTGTGCAGCCGGAGAATCCGGCGCGGTTGGTGTGGTTGGTGCTGCTGCAACCTTTGCATCAGAAGATGCCCAGTTTTCAGCCTGTTCCAAAAGAGATGCTGCTGCCTCGTCTGAGACAACTGCACTCTCGCCAGCCTTCACGACAAGATTGCCGAGGGCTGGAATAACGAGATCGCCAATGGGCGAGATGTTTGTGATTGTTGGCATTGCTTGCTCCCTAGATTCTGCTTTGATAGGTAATTGTAAAGAGAATTCCGACACCGGCTCCATTGACTGTCTGGCGATAGCGAATCTCACCTGTTTCCATTGCTGAAAATTGAACAAGTCCAGCGAAGGAAACATCTGCTCTGATGACTGCTTCAACATCGCCAAGCAAAGCAAAAGCGCGAGCGCGGCGGCTGGCAAGATCAGTTGTTCCATTGGCTGACCAAAGGAAGCAACTGAGTGAACCATGTTCAAACTTGCTGATTGCTCCGAGTGGGCGATATTCCTGACGAATAGAAGAAGCCGAGACTTCATCTCCGTCAAGGTTTCCATCGTGACCCACTGCAATGGCATCGCCGGGAAAACTCATGTCGATTTCAATTCCATCGAACACTCGAACTCCTGAAAGAGAAGTCGCTCCTTGAAGAGCTGCAACAACTGCTGTGGTGAATGCTGGCATCGTTGAAGTTGCCATGAATTACGCCATTCCGGGGAAGGAAGTTGGATCAAGAAGTTCCATTGCTCTGCGAGGCAATGAGTAAGTTGGCGTGTTGTAAAGTTCATCACCAGATTGGGTGCGACTCATGACATTGATTGCACCACGCTGGGTTTGCCATAGATGGCGAATGATTTCCAAGACACCTTGCTTGGCTGCCATTGGAGGATTCACATAACCGGCAACATAAGTGATGGAAATGTTGTTCATTCCAGCAGTCCAGTAGCCATAAGAATTTGTTGCGTAAAGAGTTCCTGACCCAATGCGATAAAGGCGTTGTCCGGTGTAATCCAGAACATAATTTGATGCCGAAACAGCCAAGCCGTTTTCGGTGACTGAAGTGATGGTCATTGCCTTTGGATTGCGGATGCGAATGAATTCCTGACCGCCATCATAGAGTTCGGAAGTGAATGTTCTGCGACCAAGAATTTGTCCAACATAGGATTCAGCCAAATCAGAACCAGCATCAATGAATGAACGAAGTTCATCATCAAGGGTTGTGTCGGTGAGTGGAATGTTGAGATGGTTCTTGACTTCATCAAGTCCGACAATGCCAAGTTCGGTGAAATCGCGAACAAGGAATTCATCAGAGTAGGCGCTGGCATTTGTTCCAGTTGCAACCCATTTGACTGCATGCCGACCATTTTGAGTTGGTTGAAAGTCGCAATTGTAAAGACCAGTCGAAGGATTGGTGACTGATCCAGTAACCAAAGTTCCATCGGGTTGATAGATGGAGCATGTAACAACCGAAGCATTGGCATTTGCGCCAGTTGAATCGGTGATTGTAATCCCTAGCGGAACAACATCTCCCAAGTCATAAGTCATCGCGTTCTCCTTGTGATTGTGCTAGTTGTTCGAGGTCGTTCAATAATTGTTGCGCCGGTTCGTGGTCTTGCGCCAATTACTGTGTGAGCAATTGTTTGTTGTGGCTTCATTGTCCCAGTTACTCGGACACGATTGCGAGAAGCAATCTTTGTTCGAATCTGGTTGGTGATTGTTCCACCACCGATGAATGCAGAACCAGAAGCAAGAAGTGAAAGAATTCCAGAACCAGTTGTGG